TTCACTCGACTACCTGCCGCAATGGTGAACACGCTGGACATGACTGGACCTGTATTTGCGTTCGGTACTTCCAAACAAATTTATTTTCAAGGTGCAGAAATTCCTTGGGAAGATGTCATTCAATTCATTTCACCAATTCAAGGAATCATTTATCAGTCACCGCAAATTGTGCAAACAGCATTGCAACTTCAACAAAGTGTTCTACGCAATTCGGCATCATCCATTCCGTCGGGAATCTTAAAACAATCTTCCGGTGAGCCTTTAGATGCGGCAAGTTTGGGACAACTCGCGGAGTCGTTCAATCAGGCCCGCTTGAACAACCAGGTGGCCGCTTTAAATCAGTACGTGGATTACATTGAAACAAAATCTGATCCTTCAAAAATGATGTTAATGGAAGCAATGATTGAGCAATCAAAAGAAGCGGCCAGACTCTGCAACATCCCATTCTTCCTCGCTGGGTTAGATGTCGGCGCGTACAGTTACAACTCAAACAAAGGTGCGCGCGAGGATCTATACGTTTTCGGCGCAAGACCGTACATGCAATGTATTCAAGAAACATTGAGCATGAACAATGTTCTTCCAAACGGAACAAAAGTCAGATTCTCAGTTGACGATTATCTTGCAGAATTCATTAGCGAAGAAGAACAAGACGCACCAGAAATGCCAGAAACAAAAACTCCAACATCAAATGAGGAAATGCAATGATTAAATTTGAAATCTCCGATCTCACCATCGAGGCATCAGCCGTTGAAGGCGAAATGCCAAAACGATCCGTGGCCGGCATGGCAGTTCCTTATGGAAAATCTGCAACCGTTTCAGACGGAACCAAAGTGGTATTCGAGGAAGGTTCCCTGCCAGTTGATGGCAAAGCCCCGAAGCTGTACCTAAACCATGACAGCACCCAGGCGATCGGCATTCTCACCAGCAGAAAATCCGTTCCGGGCGAAGGAATGTACTTTGAAGCCAAGTTCAGCAAAACCCAACTTGCCGAAGATGCGCTTCAACTCAGCCTTGACCAAGTGATTGATTCCGTCTCGGTAGGCGTGGAACCCACGAAATTTAAGATGCTTCAGGACGGAACCATGCTTGTCCAGGCTGCCGACTGGGTAGAGCTGTCGTTAGTCACTGGCCGTCCGGCATTCAAAGATGCGATTATCACAAAAATCGCTGCAACCGAGGATGAGGGTATCCACATCCCAGAAGAAGAAATTGTTATTGTTGAAGAAGAAGTCCACGACAAGGAGCAAGAAAACATGTCCGCAGAAACACCACAAGTCGAAGCACAGGTCATCCCTACTTCACCGATCGTTTTCGCTGAAGCAAAACGCGAATACAAAATGCCAACTGCAGGTGAATACCTCGCAGCGATGCACCGCGGTGGCGATGTTTGGCACAAAGTAAACGCTGCATACAAAGAAGCAGCATTGCGTCAACAGACAGCAATTCAGGCAGCAAGTGAGCAAGACCTCACCTCTGATGTTCCTGGTGCGCTCCCAAATCCTACGTTGGGTCCCGTTTTTCGTAACTACAACTTCGTTCGTCCAGTTGTAAGCGCATTCGGTACACGTGCAATGCCACAGGGAAATGGAATTGCTTTCATTCGCCCAACGATTGCACAGCACACCGCAGCAGGCGTTCAGTCAACACAGGGAACGCAAGTTACATCGCAGACAATGCAGTTGGACGCAAACCAGGTCAGTCGGACCACGGTAGCCGGTTCAATTTTTATTGCTCAACAGACAATGGACTTCACAGACCCAAATGCGATGTCAGTTATCCTCGATGACCTCGCCGGGCAATATTTGAAGCAAACCGATATTCTGGCCTGTAACTACCTTGTTGCAGAAAAACAAGCATCGGGTTACACATGGAACATCACCTCTGGCGATATCACCACGTTGATGAACGCAATTTACGGTTCAGCTGCAAACATTTCAGCAACAACCAACTTGTTCCCAACCCATCTCGTAGTCGATCCTTCGACATGGTTCTACCTGGGCAGTCAGTTGGACGAGTCAAAGCGACCAATTTTTCCAGCCGTTGGCGCACCTGGCCTTGTAGGTCAGAACACGCTCGGCGCGGGCAATGCAACCTCATGGTCAGGAATGAACCCATTGGGTCTTGAATTGGTAGTTGATGGCAACTTGCCAGCCGGCACCATGCTCGTAGTTCATGCTCCAGCAGTAGAACTTTATGAAGCACAACAGGGCATGCGCTCAATTGAGAACCCTGACCTGTTGGGTCGCACGTTCAGCTACTACGGCTACTTTGCAACATTTGCACAGACCGTTGGCTTGAACCCAACCAACAGCCAGTTCATCCAAGCAATCACAGTCAACGACTAACGAAAGGCGGGCGAAGCCGCCATGTCGCAGGTTTACAATGTCAGTTCCAAACAACTGATATCTAACTACGCTGTATTGCAGACGCTCGAAACCAACAACCTGATCGTTGGACAAACGATCACGGTTGCTGGAGTCGGATCTCCATTTAACGGCACATTTACGATCCTGCAACTTCCCCAGTATTTATTCATTGGGGTAAATCCAACGACAGGATTTCTGCAATTCAACAATCAAATTGCTGTTCCAAATCAAGTGCTGTTCGCTGCAACTGGATCAGATGTTCAACGTGTTCAGGCATTCGCTGGAACAATCACATTCAACGGATCATCCACCGCTGACTGGATTGCCTGGGATGACATTGCTTCATGGTTAGGAATCCCATTGGCCACACAAGCCGATGAAGACTTCCTGGTTGCTTGTGCAAGCGCTGCCAACAGCTGGTGTTTCAGAAAGCGTGTCGAAGCGGGCTACAAAGATTCTTTAGTGAACAGCCCATCCCCAGAAGTCACGCTCGCCACTCGAATGGTTGGCGCGGCCTATTACCGCCAACGCGGATCCATGGATCAATTTGCCAGTTACACAGACATGGGAACAGTGACAGTTCCAGGCATCACCCCAATGATTAAACAGTTGCTTGGCATAGATCGGCCAGCGATCGCCTAATGGCTGTACAGGCTTACACCGACTTATTCAACAACGCCATCAACGATCTGGCCACCACGTTGAACGATGTAACTGGTTTAACCGTTTATACGGACCCACGGAACATCACCCCTGGAGTCGGTTTTGCCCTGATCGGCGCGCCAACCTTCAACACCTACTCACCAGGCGTTGTAAGCATGACTTTCCCCATTCAGGTCATGTCAACAGGCCCAGCCAACGAAGACGCGCTTAGAAACCTTCTAAACACCGCTAGCAAGGTCTTCGGGGCAAAGATCGGGACCATCGAAGGCCGACCGATCACCCTTGACGTTGGCGGATCCATGCTTCCCTGTTACGAATTGTCTCTCAACCTTCAAGCCCAAATTTAGGAGCAAAATGAAATACATCATCCAATCCGAAAGAGTCGGAACACCCGGCGAAGAATACGTCCCAGCTGACGGAGCAAACATTGAATGGTTGCTTGACGCTGGCTTCATATCCACGACAGAAGGCGAATCCTCGTCTAAAGTCAAATCAAAGAAAGAACCCAAGGAGTAGCCCATGGCAACAAGCACTTATCTCTCAAATTGCAAAGTGATGATCGGCGCAACCACCGCGACCGTTGACATTTCCGACCAGTGCCAAGGCGCTGTTGTAACAATTGGTTACGACCAGTTGAGCACCGATTCCTACGGCAAGAACTACCACAGCAACGTGCAAGGTTTGCAAGCAAACGAAATCACACTTGATCTATATGCCAGTTTCTCAGCTAGTGAGACTTACGCGACACTAAAATCACTAGTCGGATCAGGAACCGTTGCATGCACAATCACACCAGATCCAGTCGCTGCAGTGTCCGCGACAAATCCTGCGATGACGTTCACGAACACCTTCTTGGCTTCGCTACCGCTAACTACGGCCGTGGCTGCCCTCGGAACCTATTCGATCACGCTCTCAGGCGGGTCGTATGCTGAGGTAGTAACTCCATAATCATCGGCTGACTTACGGCCCGACACGAAAGGCAAACAATGAAACTCACTCTGCGATGCAAACTCCCAGAGCAAACATTTGAAGTCACCACAAACCTTTGGGTGATAGTCGAATGGGAGCGCCGATTCAAAAACAAAGCATCGCGGCTCGCTGATGGTGTTGGTGTTGAAGATCTTGCGTTCATGGCATGGACAGCTGCGAAACTTAACAACATTGTTGTTCCTGGTGACTTTGACACGTTCTTGAAGAAACTGTTGGATTCACCAGAGGTTGTTTCTCAGGAGATTGAAAACCCTACCCAAGGGGAACCTACCGAAGGTTAATCGCGGAGATCCTCGTCGCGACTGGGTATGTTCCCCCACAATTTGAGATAGACACGCCTGACATGCTGACTATCTGTAAAGTGCTAGAGGAGCAAAACAGAAAGAAATAACATGCAGGTTG